CAATCCACTGAGTAACATACAAGACTTACACGTTAGACACATGGTTATGCAGCTACTTGCTTGGATGTGGTGTATAGCATTCTCACTATGGGTAGGTAGTATGTGGGTATTTGGTTTCACTGCTATAGTACACCTTATACTTATCTTTGCTATTGTAATGACAGTAGCAGTATTTGAAACAGCTAAACGAAGATCAACTTACTTTGACCATTGGTATAAGGAACGTGGTTTAGGTAGAGGTAATGGAGGAGAACATGAATAGATTTATTATAGAAGACAATCCTTATTTAATAGCAAAGTCTTTATGTGACCAACACGTAGTTAAGATGCCATTAGAAGAAGCACAGATGCTATGTACTGCACTGTGGCATATTGCACCTGACTATGCAGAGAAACATAACCTGTACAAGCCTGTACATCAGAAACATCCTTGTACACTATGGGCTATGAGAACTCAGAAAAACTATAAGTTTGCTTTTAGATTGTATCATCATATGCTAGAAGAGTATACACGTAGGTATGGTAAGATACATGGAGCAAAGAAACATTATGACTCATTGTTAAATGGTATATCTTTAATACCTGATGGTCAGATAACACAACACCCACAGTGTTTTAGTGGGCTAGATGAACTCAAAACAGACGAGTTCTACCCAATAAAAGCATACCGAGCATTTTATAATGTTGACAAAGCAAGATTTGCAAGGTATAAGTATACTGAAAGACCTACATGGTTTAAAGAGGTACACTATGGATAACAACGACATACACTTCTTCAAGGAGTGGATAAGAAAAAAGAACGAGAGAAGTCTTAAAAATAAAATACGACTAGAAAGAATACGTAACGAACTTAACAAAAAAAAGGAGAAAGATAATGACAAAGAAAAAAGATAGTCCATTCAAAGTAGATATGAACAGTGAAGATGTTCTTGTAGCAGGTGGTACAAGAAGAGTGTTTCTTAATTACCACAATAGATTACAACGTATGCTTCACCACATAGATGAAGCAAGGGATATTGAATTAAGTCATATTAGATTATTAGAAGATTTAATTCACGAGCTGCATAGTTCTTTACACTTTGCACCACAGAAGGATAAAAATAATGATTCGCCTATGTTTTATTCAGACTATGTATTGGACTCTGATGATAGAGCATGGCAAAGAGCATATTAATGCTTGACAAATGCTTTAATTTATTATATAACACAACATCACTTAACCAAAAGGAGATATATTATGCCATATGATGTTTTACCAATGGTACATGAAGTACCTGAAAATTTAGATTTCTCTGTAGGCTTTGAGACTACAAAGTTTGATGAGAAGAAATATGTTATCAACGAAAAGACAGGAGACTATCTTGGTGTGGTAGGCACAGGATTTAAATGTGCTAGTCACAAGAAGTTCTTTGATGGTGTTCAGAATATTATGGTAGATAATATACCTGATGCCATGATAGACTCTACTGTAAGGTGGTCTACTGCTAGAAACAATGCTTGGGCTATGATGGATATTGTTATGCCTAATGTATTTACTACAGTAGAGACAGAGAAACATAGCACTAAGATAGGCAGAAGAGTTATAGCCTTGCATGGTGTAGATGGGTCTTGTTCTAATCAAGTATTCTTTGGTGCTATAGATTTCTTTTGCACCAATGGAATGATTACAGGAGACTATGATAAAGTCAGACGTAAGAACACATCTAATTTCTGCATGGATAGATTTATACAGGAACTTAATCAAAGCAGTGTAGACTTTGTAGGACAGGTAAATGAACTACAAGAATGGGCTAACATAGAACTACCTACATACTCTATGAAGTCTTGGAAAGAGTACCTGTCATCTATTATGAAGTCAGATAGAAAGGCAGAGAAGATGATACCACTTGTACAACAAGAAGTACGTAAACGTGGCAGAAATGTGTTTGCATTGTATAGTGCCTTTACTAACTATGCTTCTTATGCTGACGAGAGAAATGGTTTTAATCTACGAAACACAGGTAGAGATACTTCAGCACAGTCTATGTGGGCTAGAGAGAATGAAGTTACCAAGTGGATTTCTACACCTGAGTTTAAAAAGTTGGTGGCTGCCTAATGGGATATCTTACTCTTAAAAATTTAATTAAAGAGTATTATTTATCGTTTGAGTTCAAGAGTTTACGTGACGAAACTAAACAACAATATCAATACTTTCTTAGCGTACTCTTGGACACAATGTTACCTGACCAAGATAAAAAGTTGGGTAACATTACAATAAATAATATAACAACTTTGATGGCTAAACATGCATACAACGATTGGTGTAATCGTGGTGTGCATCTAGCAAACCATGTTATGTCTGTAGCACGAGTTGTTTTTAACTATGGCATAAATATGGAGAAAATAGGGCAGAACCCATTTAGTAATGTTAAAAAGAGAACACCTGATGTGCGTAAAAAAGTTTGGACAAAGGAACATGTTACTAATTTTTTAGATGTAGCTTATTCTGATTTTAACACACGTAGCATAGGCTTGATTGCACATATGGCTTACGATTGGTGTCAAAGATTAGGTGATATGCGTTTATTGCAATGGTCTAACTTAGATTTATCTGAACAAAGAATGCATATAGAACAATCTAAACGTAGAGCAGAAGTATTTTTACCTATCAGTGATGGTTTAGGTGAGATGCTTGTACAACAGAAGAAAGATTTTGGTTTTCAACCTTATGTAGCACCAAGAGTGAGACCTGTAGGTGGTAAATATATGCCTTATTCGCTCTATAGGCTGCCTAGAGTGGCTAGAAAGGTAATGAGGGATGCCAATATACCTGATGAACTACGTTTGTCTGATCTCAGACGTACAGGAACTGTTGAGATGGTAGATGCAGGTGTGTCGATGGGTAATATTATGTCTGTAACAGGTCATGCTAACCCACAAAGTGTAAAACCATACATGAAAAACACATACACAAGTGCAAATTTAGCATTAACACAAAGAAAAAACTTGACAGACGTTTAAAATTATGATATTTACATATTATCATTACATAGAGGAACATAGAAAGTGTTAGATTACATATATAGTTTAAATATCACTGTAGGTGATACACGTAGAGTAGATTGCCCTGTCTGTAAAGGTTATAAAACATTTACAGTAACAAATAATATGGGTTCTCTATTGTGGAATTGTTACAAAGCATCTTGTAATGTTAGTGGCAAGAAACGTGTACACTTATCTGTAGAGGATATACAAACTACGTTTAGTAAGACTGTAGAATCAAACAAAGAAAATGATTTTATGTTACCTGAATATGTAGTTGATAGAAAAAACACCCTTGATATAATATCATGGTGTGCCAAGTGGGCGATTAATGCAGATGATTTAGATTTGTATTATGATGTAAAAGAGCATAGAGTTGTCTTTCCTATATACAAAGACAATGTAATTGTAGATGCGATTGGCAGGTCACTTGGCAAAAGATTACCCAAGTGGAAGAAATATGGCAATAGTGGGTTGCCTTTTTCTTTTGGTTGTGGTAAGGTGGCAGTAGTAGTTGAAGATTGTGTGAGTGCTGCAGTTGTAGGAAGTGATGTATTTGTTGGGGTAGCTGTGTTGGGTACATCCCTTTCTGAAATACACAAGAAGTACATTGCACAATTTTCTACTGCCATCATAGCATTAGACCCTGACGCATTACCCAAAACACTGTCTTTTGCAAAAGAACTACGAGGACACGTAAAAGATGTACGTGTTCTTAAATTACATGACGATCTAAAATATAGGAGTAAAATAGATTTAGATAATTTAAATAACCTAACCCCAAAGGAGAAACAGACATGGAACTTTCATTAGTAAGAAGTCTTATGGACAGAGCATTCTACGAAGATCATCGTGGTGCTAGATGTCCTGACAGATTATTTAGTAAAGACACAAGAAAGATAAAACAAACTATTGATAAGGCTATGGACAGATACGAAAGGTCTGTACTACCTGATGAAATAGAAGCATTGTTTATGTCTGACAATCCTGCATTAACAACAGCACAGAGACAAGCATACTCAAGTCTGTTTAGACAGATTAAGAATGAGAAACCTCTTGGCAAAGATATAGCACAGGAAGTGTTATCAAAGTTGTTTCAGCAGGTTGTTGGAGAAGACATTGCTAACTTAGGATTTGATTACGTAAATGGTACACAGACAAGTCTTGAGCCACTACGATTATTACTAGAGCAGTACAATGATGACTTTACACCTGATCTAAATGTAGAGTGGGATGACATTGACATTGAGACATTGTTAGCAAAGAATGCACTAGAAGCAAGATGGCATTTCAATATACCTGCATTAACAAGACAGATAAGTGGAGTTAATGAAGGACATTTAATTGAGGTAGGTGCTAGACCTAATACAGGTAAGACATCTTTTCATGCTAGTATGATTGCTGCACCTGATGGTTTTGCACATCAAGGTGCTGATTGTATTGTCCTATGTAATGAAGAAGGTAGTCACAGAGTTGGTGCTAGATATCTGACTGCTGCTACAGGTATGACAATGCGAGAGATAAAAGACAATCCTACAAAGGCTCGTGATCTGTATGAGCCTATCAAGAATAGAATAAAGATTAAAGATGCTACAGGTCGTGATATGGCTTGGGTAGAATCTGTCTGTAAGTCTTATAAACCTGATGTAGTATTACTAGACATGGGTGATAAGTTTGCAAGAACAAGTGGCTTTGCAAGAGCAGATGAAGCACTAAAAGCAAATGCTATACATGCTAGACAGATTGCAAAGCAACACAAATGTGCCATGTTTTATATGTCACAATTATCTGCAGATGCAGAAGGTAAAGTTTTACTAAACCAAAGTATGATGGAAGGTAGTAGGACAGGTAAGGCAGCAGAAGCTGACCTAATGATATTGATTGCCAAGAACCCACCAAAGCAAGATGATGGTGAAGGTGAAGATTTAGAAAGGCATTTAAATATTGTTAAAAATAAGTTGACAGGATGGCATGGTATGGTCAACTGTCAGCTTAATTATCAAATAGGAAGATATGAAGCATGATTCAAAAAGAACTGTTTGAAATTGAACTATTACATATTGATGGTGAAACAAAAACATGTAGTAAATGTAACGAGAGATTACCTTTAACTGCATTTAGTGTTTCATCAGGTGCTAACTTTCTTAGACCTGAATGTAAAAAATGTAATAATGAATTAACAAAAGTAAGAAATCAATTAAGAGAAAAGCATGGTATGCCTGACTCTGATTATACATGTCCTGTATGTGAAAGAGGAGAAACAGAAGTAGCAGGTAAAGGTGGACAAAAAAATGGTGCGTGGGTTTTAGATCATTGCCATGATACAAGTACATTTAGAGGATGGCTTTGTCACAGTTGTAATAGAGCATTAGGTGGATTTTCAGACAGTGTTGACATTTTGAAAAAAGCTATTATATATTTAGAGAAACATATGGAGAAGATGAATGAAATTAATACTTGATGTAGAAAATACAGTAACAAAACGAGATGATAAAATGCATCTTGATCCATTTGAAAAAGACAATCAATTGATTATGGTTGGTTGTATTACAGAAGACGATAAGGAGCATTTGTTTCATTACGAGACAGGCTTTGATGGTTTGCAAGAGTTACTAGATAGCACTACTATCCTAGTTGGTCACAACATATCTTATGATCTCATGTGGCTTTGGGAATGTGGATTTAAATATGATGGTAATATCTTTGACACTATGCTTGTTGAGTATGTTATGTTAC